TCAGGAATCTGATTAGAGACTACCGAATAAGTTTTGGCTCTTGTTTCTATCATTAGTATTAATATCCGCCGTTGATTGAATTGGCTGTTACTTCAGTAGAATTAAATGTTGTAGAAGTGGTATAAGTTGATGCATAAGAAGTATCGACTTCTTGTACAGTGTATGATTCAGTACCAGTTACAGTAGTATATTGTGGAACTCCTCTTACTAAAGGAGATTCACGATCATCTCTTCCATTGGGGAAACTAGAACTAACCACATAGTTAGAACCAGATATATCAGCACCAGAAGATATAGTATCAGAAACCATCGTAACTAAACTGTTACTATTATCTAGTTGCAAATAAAGATCCTGTAATCCGATAACATCATAAGACTTAGGAGTACCACTGATTTGTATAGTTGGTTGATCACCAGCAATAGTTGTTGAATTAATAATTAAAGCATTTAATAGTATTTCACCTTTCGTATAATCTATTGTACCAATATTATTTCTAACAACTGCAACCTGGTTAGAAGCTAATAGTTTGAATAAAATTACTCTACCACTCTTCCTATCTGCATTAGGTATATCAGAAAGATAAACTGTTCCACTTATACCACTAACAGTAAAACCAGAAGACTTAATATTGTAACCATTTAATGAATTAACATTAAAGGCATTACCATAACAAAGTTCATATGTTGCTAAGTCGTTCAGAGCAGGTCTTAAATCTCTTCTCATGGAGACTCTAGTGATATTAGAGGTAATAGCACTATTAGTCTTATCAATTAAATTCAATGCCTTAGAGAACTTAAATCGTGCTCCAAATGTGTTTAATTCACTTGACTTAGCATATGTATCCAAAGTGCTAATAACTTCCGTCTTAAGGGCATTTACGCTATTTGTGGAGTTGGCATTATAATATACACTACTGTCCATTTCAACGTACAGATACTTAAGATCTATAATGTTTGGAAGGATTCCAGCAACTGTATAACGCTTTAATTTATTCTTAAGTTCGATCTTCTCAATCTGAGACAAATATTTACCATTTCTTGGTTTTATACTAATAAAGACTTTACCAAATTGTGGAGGACTTGTATCTTCGCCACCATACACTGAAACTGACTCTGTATTAGAATAAATTTTAGTAACAATAGCTTTATAGTCATCTGCAGTCACTGCACGGTTCTGAGCAGAGTAAACTAAGGGTGCATATTTCTTAATTGATTGAACTGATTCAATTGTTGCACCATTTTCTGCTTTTTGAGTTGATGTAAGTAAAGAAATTCCTTCAGTAACAACAACACCTGTATTATCTTCAATATTTCCAGTAAATGTAAACGAATCTACACCATTTGCATCTAAACCATTAGTAGAAATGTAATTTACTGTTATAAAATTAGAATCTTCAAGTTTTTTACCAAACTTACCGTCTCCAAACAGTATTTCATACTTTTCATCAGCAACTTCTTGTAAAAGGAAGATTAAAGAAGTGTTTGTAACGTCAACAATGTTATTTGTTAACTTATAAATGGTTTTTAGGTTAGTTGCAGTACTATTAGGTGATACAGTTACCTTAATTGTTGATGTATCGATCCCATCATTCGGTAAAATGAACTTTTCAATGGGAACATCGTCTCCAGTCTCTCTATAAGTGAAAGTTTTTGTTAAATATGACCCTTCTTTGATTTCAACATTAGAAAAAGTTGCAATTTCATCAACAACAGGTACTGTTACATCATTCATTATTGCAAAACTATAATTTTCGCTTGCAAAAGTGTTAGAAACAGCTACAATTCCTGCTTTTAATGTTAAAGTTAGTGGTTGAACTGAATATGTAGACGTATCAACGAAAAAACTTACCTTTGCAGTTGCTGCTTGCTTAGATCTAGGAGTATATCCAACGTTTCGAGCCAAAGCGGCAACGTTTTCTCTTAAAGTTGCACTATCAATGAAGACTTCATTAGCAACCATGTTGCTATTGTACGCAGTAATGTAAGAATTATACGCAAGAGTGTCTATTAGGACCGACATGTTCGATCCTTCGAAGTCAAAATCGGTAAAATTAGAATTTGCCCTCAAATAATCCTTAATTTGAGTCTTTATTTGGTCAAAATCTAGATTTGTAAACTGAGTTAATGGCATTTATCTAAATGATTCTAATAGAAAATTGAGTGATTGAGGTTGTGCTTCAATCCCAACAATATCATAAACAATTGTTACGTCATATGCGTTAGAATCATAGTAAGGAATGACTTCTACACTCCGTAAACTGACTCTTGGTTCAAAATTATCAATAGTTTCAGTAATTTCTTCACTTATAGCAGATGCTGATGTAGTATCCATCAACTCAAATAGACTTTTACCCAACCTAGAACCCAAGTCTGGATTAAAAGGACGTTCTTGAAGCTGAGTTAAGACTAAATTTTTGACTGCACGAGATATCGCATTCTCATTCTTCAGAGGAATTACATCTCTGGTAATAGGATGGGGTACGAAAGACAGAGAAATGTCCTTAAAAGTACGTGATACTCGTTGGACAGGCATTTAACGCTACTATTTTTTATTATTTAGACACGTTTATTCGGATTAAACAGTTCCCCATCGTTTGCATAAGGGTCTTCGTTCTCTAAATCTTGAATTATTGCTCTTTCATGTAAACCATCTCGGACTTTCACACTCTTTTTAGGGGTTAAATCGTCTTCCCATATCTCTCTAAGCAGTTTTTCATGTTGATGAGCTGCTAAGTTATCTAAAAAATCGTTTGATGCTTCCATTTTAGTTAGAATTCCAACGTGGTCCGGACTTGTCTGCTGTGCTATTTAGATTCCTGTACTCACAATCCACTAATTTACCGTTTCTTTCTGCGACATAGATGCGATCATAACATTCGAATCCATTTTCTTCTAAGAATTTATCTAAATCTTCTCCTGTATTAGCATTTTCGTAGTCTTCTGACTCATCATACTCAGCATAAATGAAATCTACCTTCTTAAGGTGATCTCCAGCACTCTTTAATACGTTTAAATCGTTACCTTGAGTGTCAGATTTAAGTACATCTACCCTTTTATAATTTAAATTATCTAAAATTGATGCTAAACTAATAGTTTCGACGGAATATACCCTGTCAACGAGGTTTTCAAATCTTCCAATTGGTCTACAAAGAGAACTAGTGCCAGGATCTCCACTAAGTCCGTAGAAATCTTGGTCTCTGGATTCACCGACATCAGAAATAGCAGCTTCAATAAGGTAACATCTATCCCCCGCATCGAGAGTCTCCAAGTGCGAGCAACAAGATTTAAAGTTATTAGGATGTGGTTCGATTCCAATAACATAGACGTTTGGGTCATCACGTAACCATTTAGTAGCGTTGGGCATATTAAAAGAGAGACCTACATCAAAGCGGAGTGTTAATCCGCTTTTGAGTTTCTCGTTAATTAGTTCATAATCAATCATCCTTGTCCCCTGTATCTCTTAGGTGCTTTGTTCCGAGAAGAGGCCGCATATTTCGTGTGCTTGCCTCTTCCTTGACGAGTTTTTTTGGGGGTTGCCTCCAATTGCTCGTTTCCTAGTACTCCTTTGGATTTTGCCATTTAAAGTACCCTTGTCTTCTCATGTCCAACACGTATCCGAGGATCGCACCAGATTTCGTAGTCGGCTTCAATAGCATCTAAACAGAAACTAACGTCCTCTCCACACATATCTTGAACCGCACCGGATTCAAAGACTTGCATCTTAGGGGCAAACCAAGGATAAGACATCTTCTCATCTTCGAAGACACCATTCTTAATCATAACCCAACCGAAACCTGTGTAGTCTACGGTGAAAGGTTTCTTACGCTTAGAGATAGTCTCTACTGTTTCATGATTCATAACACCACCGTTCTTACGGAAGTCATCTTCTTCCAACCAGTGAGCAACAGAAGTAGTTGAACCATCTTCAGTAGCATACCATCCAGCAGTGATACGCTTTTCGTCACCTTCAGCAGGTACGGCAAGATCACATAACTGCCAGAACTTTTCTGATGTGAATACGATGTCAGAGTCAATCCACAATTGATAGTCATACTCTAACTTGCCATCCCAAGGTAATTGATTAGGTCCACGTAATACGTTAGCACCTAATACCTTACATCTAGCAAAGTTTACCATAGAAGAGTAATCCTGACTGATCTGGATACTCATTCCATTTTGAACCATGTCGAAGCAGAGTTGAACGAATGCCTTTAAAAAGACAAAAGAACATCCTCTGCCTGGGAGACAGAAGACGATCTTCTTTCCTTTCATTCTGGCTTTGATAGCATCTATATCCCACTCTGCCTCTTTCTTTTTCTTAGGAGCAGATGCTTTTACAGTAAATCCTTTTGCCATGAATAATTAACTCATCACATTCATTATACACCGTATATAGGCTAATTGTCAACCAATTCTTTTATTTTATCTTTCCAATAATTACGGTCTTCATCACTTATCCAAGGGTTATGTTTCTGTACCCATGCATATTCTAACCACTGTTTCTTAGTCCAATCTTTCTTAGGTCCTAAATGATCTTCAAGTGACATAACAGAACCAACCAGTAGCAATATACTTTATACCTCTATTAGGTGTAATACCAGAATGAGGATGTGTCCAACTAGCAGGCCATATAACTAACCTTCCTCTCTTTGCTTTTATATCTCTTCGAGGATAATAAAATCTAGTACCACATTTTGCATCATTCAAATAAATCATCCATGCCATGATTCTATCAAGGTTAGGATGTTCATGCTCACAATGCATAACATAATATCCTTCACCTTCAGTATACTTTTGAATATTATAATCTTGACCTACATTCCATAAACTCATTTCAGATAACATTGGATATTTCTCTTTATATTTTTCCACACCTATACTTAATGCTTTACCTATTACTCTATTAGGTAACAAATCTTGTCTATTAAACCACATCTGCAAATCTGTACTCTCTTTATATTCTTTATTAACATTCTTACGTCCTACAATGCCTTTTTTCTTATATTCTGATTGTTCGAAATAGTCTATGATACCTTCGCATTCTTTTA